TCCTGAAAGTTAACTCCATCTATCATTATAGGGATATCGCTTTTGCTTTCTGGACCTTCTAAACCCTTTACAGTAACTGTGTAGTTGGGATTAAAGTGAGGGAGGATTTGTTCAAGTACCTGAAGTGCTTCGTCCTGTCCCTTTGACATTATTTGCAATTCAAAGGCAAGGATGTATGGCGAGCTTTGCCACACCTTAACCTTGTTTCCTTCGGCATCTGTTTGAATGGTTCTATTAAGACGATTTAATTTAACAGCTCCATCATAAGAGATGTCAACCATTTCAAAGGACATGCGAGGTAATTTAATCGAAACATTACGCTCGAGACCCTGCTGAACTCTTGCGAGGTATTTCTCTCGAGGAGCGTAAGAAAGAGGGACTCGTTTTACCCCAACCATTTTTCCACCACTGACATCCGCTACCTCAAGATCATTAAAAAGTGTGCCAAAAACAGACACGATCTTTTTGAGGGATTCGTTGTAGAAGTATTCGTGTCCAAGCATGCTTAGAAGTTAAAAGGTTCTCCGAATGGGTTTTCCTCGCTAAAGTCAAGAAAGTCGTTTGCATTAACGTACTGGCTAAAGGCTGAGTTCTGCGCTGCAGGATCATTGGGAAAAAGCTCTTCATCGTCAGCAGTTCCATCATCAATTTGATTGATATTCGTCGCGGTAATACTTGCACCTGATGTTGCTCCAACAAGAACTGTTCCGGTTGTCAGCGCATGGTATTTGCCATCGTCAAAGGTTGGAGGGCTAACGTGCACTCTTTGTATCTCGGGAGAGCTGTTTTCTACGGTGTCGTACTTAAAGAACTCAACTGAACCTGTAACGCCGCTTGGCAGTGTAAAGGTAAGTGTTTCAAATTCCTGAAGAGCAAACCCTTGATCCGGTGAGTCGTTGCTGGTGTACTCGATGATCTGAACATCACCCGAGATACCCTGAATGCGGTCAATCTCTTGAATACCGGTGTCAATCTCCTGGCTTTCGTATTCAAATAGCTCACATGAAAGACGGAAAATTGGTATGTCTTTTAATTGGTGGAATGGCTTTTTATCTTCAACAAATTTAATCTCAAATAAGCCTGATGTTAGTGGAAAGTAAATAAGGTCTCCTTCAAGCGGTCGAGCGGAGTTCTCAGAGTAACCATGTTGGCCAATAAGCTGGTTCCAACGGAGGTTAGCCACAACAAGATTTACGGAGTCTCGTATCTCAAGACCGAACTTGGAAAGTAATTGGCCGTCACCCTCAAAGCCATCAACGCTTTCAACATACATCTCAATCTTATAAGCCTTTTCGAATGAGCTGATAAGATCCTCGTTAATAATAAGATCCTTTTTAACGATCCTTCGAGGGATGTAGTAGCAATCTTGGCCATATATCTGAATGGCCTCAATAACTAGTGACTCGTAGAGATCTTGCTCCTGACGAGTTCCGTTTTGGAAGTAGGGATTAGTTGGCATTATCCAATGAAGAAGTCAACGGGTTCCTCGTAACGAAGTTGCCAAGTTTCCTTAAGTTCTTTAAGATCAGCAACCGCGTCATCGTATATTTTAGCACCACTAATTGTAACGCCGCCTGGCAATTGCATACCTTCAAACTTACTAAGGTTTTGTCCCCACTGCTTTTTAATAAGAAGAGTAAGGAGTTCCTTTAATCCCATGTCGTCGTAGACGTCTGTGTAAGAAGCGGGATTAACAGTTTGGTATGTTTCAAAAATAAGAAAATCCCCCTCTGTAACGTGATCACCGATTTCAGCATGAAACTTGACGGTGTTCTTGTGACGGTTGAAGGCTATTGATACACCGTGTCCGTTAAGAACATCTTCGACCAAGCTCATGTATTGAGAGGTAAGCTCGTAATTTACTAGGCCGCTTGGATTGCGCATGCCATAGAAATCGTTGAGGTGCATTTGATATTTTGCATTGAACATGGTTGAAGCTGAAAGATCTTCAAATCCAAGAACACGCACAACTGACAGAACCGAGTCGGGTACTGTGATTTCGTTGTTGGTAATTTCTGTTGAAGTGACCTGATGTTTGATCAGAGACTTAACAGTAGCGTCGCTGTGATACTCCTGCCAGTATTGGATTGCCTCATCAAGGCGATCTTCGATCTGATCGTCGTCGATGTTAATCTCAACCACTGGAGCTCCAAGTTCCCTCAAACAATAGTCAGCTAATTCGGTTCTAGATGTTGGTTTAGCCATACAACTATTTATATGTTTTATCATTTAGTCGCAACACTAAATCACAATCTAATTATTACCAAATAAACCTAATCCCCTTAACTTAACGGCGGGATCTACGACCGATCCATGCGGAGACAATAACGGTTACAAAGACAACCAAGCCCATGAGTATATCGTCTGCGGCCGCATCAAGAACGTCGTTGGATAAACCAAGTTGTTCAGTTTTTTCGCGATACCAGAAACAAATGCCGAGTAGGGCTTTGTAGGAAAAAACACAGATGATCAGTAACAGGAATAGCTTAACAACAGTTTTCATTTATCTTTGTCGTCTCCTTCCTGTTGTTGATTTGGGCCTGCCCACGGTATAAACCGGCCAGGGTTATTAGAAGCTCTTTTTGCAATTCTAACGATTCCATCAATTACTTCTGGAGAGATAACTCCAACGATTCCATAGATAACTGCTTTGTATAAACTATCAATTGGTGTTTGTTCTAGAATGTACCAAGCGATTGCGCTTGATATAGCGGCTGCGGGTATTCTCTTAAAAAGAAGTCCCGCGGTGATCCGTTCATGAGAAGAAAGTATTCTAGCAATCATTCCGGACGCACCTATAAGTGGTACCAGCCAGCCTCCTTCGATGAAGGCCTGGATTAATGATTTCTGAGGTTCTTGCATATGACCGAAGTGGCTAATAACTATTTATACAAAATGACTCTTTAAATACAACCTTTTTAGGTTATCTTATTTTCAGAAAACTATACGCCTTTTTGTAAAGCGGTGGTACCTTTTCGTCTCCGTTGCCCATGATTGCTTTTAAGATCGCGGAGCTGTTAATGATTTGAGTAAGCCGGCTGTCTTTCCGTGGACCTGCAATCTTAATTTCACAAACAGCCGCTTCGTAAATCTCTATCGACCGGTCTTCGCTTTGTCCCGTTACATAACATGCTCCCAGCACATTCACTGAAGCATCCGGCCACAGCGTGATTTTAGCAAACGAATGAACCTTATTGAAAAACATTAAAGCTTTGTCGGCTTGCCTTTCTTTAACATAACAATGAGCCAAAGCAGTCCAAACGGAGGTGATCCAACGATAGGTATGTTTTCCCCAATAAGGGTCTCCAATCTCTTTAAAGCCACACAGAGTTTCATAAAAGCTTTCGAGCTCTTTAATAGTTCCCATGTTATCATGGATGTAGCGGTAAGCAAGCATGCAAAAGGCTTGACTCATGCGATTAAAGCTATTGGGATAAGTCCTCGCCAAAGCAAGACCTCGGCATCTTTGATATCCTTCTGGTCCATCATTTCTGCCACTGAAGTTTGCCAAAAAGTTTTTAGGATCAAAACGGACTCTTTCGACCATTTGGTTAAATTCGTCAAGGTTTACTTCGGGAATAACCAAATCGACATCAGGGAGGGATGAATAACAATAGGTTAGTTTGGTGTCCTGATAGGTTATAACAACACTGTTTTCTTCCCAGGCGATCTCTGCTTTTTGGGTCATCTTACCTTTTTAGCTATGGTTGCCGCCAGTTTATCACTATCAGTTTGTATTCCTTGATCCTTGAAATACCTTTCCATGGTGTCTTGGTTTGTTAAATCTCCGTATTCCAAATGACTTAAATAGGAACGTTTTTCGTCTCTGGATTTTAGTAAAGCTTTGCGTTGTTCGTATATGTAGGCGGGAATCCTTTTGAATTTACTTTCACAGCTTTTTTCTACAGCCTCGATGTCTCTGGTAAGAATGGTTACCTTTGCTCCTGGTAAGATCTCTACTAAAGCGTCAAGGGTCGCCATCAAATCGTGGCCTCTTCCAAATGTAATTTGTTTGCATCCCCAATACCTATTACCAAGAGGATTAAGCCACGTTTGCATCAACCTAACAATTTGATCCCGCATCTCTTCCTCATCAAAGGTATTATACCACGCGGGGAACCGACCACGCGCCTCGATCTCATCCCAATTGCCTCTGTGATCCGGCTTGCTATAAAAACGGGAAGTGGTAGAATTCCTAGCGAAATTCAATAGATCAATCAAAGATCTTGAAGATTCACCCATTAAAAGAGTGTCGGGACATGAGTTAAATTGTCGAAGCAAAAGCGTGGACCCGCTTCGAGGCATGGCGGCAATCAATCTAAAGTTGTTAGTTTCGCCCATCTCAATCCTCAGTTTCTTTTTCTTTGGTTAGTCTTCTTAACTTACCTTCAAGCTGGTCAATCCGACCAATGGCTTCAATTGAGAAAATGATTGCCTGATCAAGCAATTTTCTATAATCATCTTCGCTTATTTTACGTTCCTCAGGAACCTCGGCATCCGGAAACAGATCGGAGTTTGCTTTTAGAATCTGCTGGAACTTTTCTATATTATTCAATGAAAAGTATCTTTTTGAATAATCGTCGATGCTACCGTATGTTGTATAAAAGTCAAACTTGTGAGGTGTAACAGTTCCTGAATAGGTGTTGTTGTAAATTGCTCGGGATAAAACCTCCGCTGATGTTGGGGTTTCATACGCCCGAATTCGTGGAAGGTCTAGGCCAGTAACATCACAGAAGTCGTCAATAACATTTCCTCCTTCTTTGTAAGTGCGAACATTTGCAATCCCCTTCCACCTTTTCCAGTTGTTGTAAATTGTACTTCCCCAACTCTTAAACCACTTACAAAATGTCAAAGGGTTGCGATTGTGTTTTGCGTGCACCTTGCCCTTAAGAACTTTGTCCTGAAGACCCCACTGTTCCCATGCCGATTTAAGCCATTGGCCAGGTTCTCTAACATAAATTACAATCTGAACATCGAGGTCAGGAGACCAATTTAAAAGTTCCGCGAACAGTTTAATCATTTCCGGATTACTTGATATTGCCTCGTTGGACCAAACAATGTGATCACATCCGGTTTTTTTCGAATGAGCAACAATGGTTCTGTAAAGAGCCCCGGTTTTATCAGAGGTGTGCGGCGAAGCAAGCCACTTGTGATCAATCTTATTACCATTTGCAAGCTTCGGCCAACCCCATGTTTTTGGAGTGTTTAAAGATCCCTTGTAGTGGTAAAGCGCTGTTTGAATAGCCGATGTTCCTGTTTTACCTAAACCAACGTGTGCGGTAAATTTCATCCAATTAGTCTTTCTACTCTTTCTCCCCAAACGCTCCTAGAGAACTTTTCATTAACACGTTTTCTTGCCTCGTGTATTTTGGCTCTGCTTTGACCTGTTAGATGCGAACAAAGAAGTTTAGCGTATTCTTTTGCTTCATCTTCCATTTCAAAGTCAATCAAATAGTTCGAAGGAACAAGTTCGCTCACAGCACCAACATCACTAACAGCCATTGGCACTGCCCACTGCATTGATTCAAAGTATGTGAGAGGTATACCTTCGTCGACCGAAGGGCAAACAAGTGCGCTGGCTCCTTTGTAAAGAGCCTGCATTTCGTCATAGTCAACGCCAAGTTTAAACTGAACCCAATGACTAACTTTTAGTTCCGCTGCTCGTTCTTTGATCTTTGAATAAAGCGGACCATCTCCTACAAACTTAAAAACAGGCATGTGAGCCGCCGGTAAAATCTTTGCTAGCTCTGCGGCGATATCACAAACAAATTCCGGACGCTTTTGAAAGTGAAACCGAAAAGGACACAGAACATACCTTGGATCTTTCTCGGTGCTTCTTAAAGACCAGGTTTTTTCTATTTCTGGAAACCCAAACCAATACAGGGTTTCAATCATACTTTTGTCTACTCCCGCGTTCGCAAGCTCACCCTTTAATTTGTCTGAAACAGTTAGTACCAAATCAAATGACGTTCCGCGTTGAAGACTTTTCTCAAAGTCCCACGGGGGATTTAGTATCATGTGAAACAAGGAAATTAATTTTGTGTTTGGCGCAACCTCCTTAATCGAATCGGCCTGATCGTAAGCCTCATGCGAATTATTAACAACCGTGTAAACTGGTTGTAGCTTCTTAACTACCTCCACGGGATTCGCATTACAAAAGACGTCGTCTGCAAGGTCCACGAATGCAGTCTCCCTTCGACTGTCTTTATGCGGCATTGTCCGCGTTGATACAACAACAATTCTAAACCCCTTGTTTTTGTAATGGGACATTAAATCCAAACCGCATCTATCCGCTCCTCCAAGCGACATCCAAGGAATGATAAGACAAAAGACGGGCTTTTCTTCAACGCTATCCTCAGCTGTTTTAAGAACGATATTACGGCCGGAACTTTTATTTCTTCGAAACCTCCGGGGCATGTATTATATATGCCTCTTAGAAATCCGGAGCGTCGAAGTAAAGACGAACTCGAACGAAGTCACCTACGGAATTATAGCCTGCGTATCCGCTTTCTTCACCATAAGCGTGTCCATTATCGGTACATTTTAAAACGATACCATCTCCAGCAGTTACAGAAACACTTACATTGGAAGAAGTACCCGTATAAAACGGAGGTTGAGGATCGGATCCCTCGAAAGCTTGGGGAACGGTGGAAAGAAATCCTGTTACAGTACCAATTTCTGTTCCTGGATTAGCCCCTGCAAGAACTTTAAATTCGGGTGTACCTTGAAGCGTATCCCAAAGAGGAAGATCGATCTCAGCTCTGCGAAATGTCATGGCCATGTTGGCAGTCATTACAAATGTGTGGTCATCAATCTCTAATGTGGCTGAACCCCCACCGCTGTTAGTAAAATCCTCAACTGGAATGTCATAGGTGTAAACATAAGGACGAACACTAAGACCACCCGTTGGTCCAGTTGGGCCGGTTGGTCCTGCGGGACCTACGTCACCCTGAGGCCCAATTAATCCGCGTGGTCCTTGAGGACCTGTTGCTCCGGTTGGGCCGGCTGCTCCAGCAGAACCAGCTGCACCTGTAGCTCCGGTTGGTCCTGCGGGACCTGTTGCTCCGGTTACACCCGCAATAGCGCCGAGATCGTCCCAAGATTCGGGAGAGTAGTCGGGACCGTTGTAAACAAAGAGGTGAGGTGTTCCACTTGCGAATGGCCCACCGCCTGCGTCTGTTGCACCGATCTTAACAATAAAGCAGGTGCCTTCACGCTGAAGAACCGGATCGAGTGCGGGACTTGAAGTTGAAAGTGGAAGATCATTTCCGTAATCAACGATGCCACTTACTTGAACACCTTGACCAATGTCACCTTTGATGTTACCGATAATTTCTGTTGTTCCATCGGAAAAGATTGCGGACAGGTTACCGTCGCTGTCAACGTCAATGTCGGTGATAATACCAACGCCAGCAAAGTAATCACTCACCTGAGTAGCTACCGATGTAGAAACGTCAAGATCGTTTGTTACCAAAACACCGTCTTCGTCGAGGAAAAAGATTCTTTGGTCTGCCGCGTTGATTGCAATCTCACCTGACCGAAGTGAATCCGCGTCTGGTGTTTCGCCCGGCGAAAAAGAGTGCTTTAAAATAATTCTTGTAGGTGTTGTAGCCATGTTATTAAGTATATATCTTTTATGAGGACAGGATCTGTTGATCAATCGGATGCCAAGAAGGTTTGTTATTCAGGTGTGTGTTGCCCAGATAATTGGATGCGTAACCCGCTCCGTAAACACGTCCGGATTTAGCAGCAAATTCCTCTGCAGTTTCTCCGGCGTCTTCTGATTTACAAAGTGCGTAGTAAGCCGTTCCTCTGGCGTTTTGCATCGCAACAAGGTTCTTTGGATCTTCAGGAAATGCAACTCTTAAGAAACTGGATGTTTCCTCTCCGTAGGAAGCCGATGTTCCAAACTGACCGAACCTATTTGCTCCTCCAGCAAACAGCGCGTAGGTATCGGAGTTAGCCTTTGATTGTGCAACGATGAATACGTATCCCAGATACTCGGTGCTCCAAGCTGGTCCTGATGAAACAAAGATATTTTTAACCCACCAATTGGAATCAATCGTTGATGATAAAGTAAAGCTGGTGGTGTTCCCTGATGTTGTTCCAGCATCTGTTAAACCGGTACTGTTCGCTCCCGCCGTGCGGATAGATTTGTTATTGCTCGAATCTTCGGTAACAACGAAGGAGTTGTATCCGGTGGAGACAGCAACAATGTCAACGGGGCGATCACTTGTTCCGAGCGTAACTGTAGTAGGTGTCCGAGTATCGGTGGTGTTTCCTAGTCCAAGCTGGCCGGTTGAATTTCGTCCCCAAGACATAACACTCACGGAATCAAACTCGCTTTCAGGAAGGGAGTCGAGTTCACTTGCGGATGTAGTTGTGTCTGTGGTTCTTCGTGCTAGAATAAAGTGATGCGCACCCCAATCGTGTTCTGCTCCAACAGAAATGTCGAATATGCCCTTTAACTTTTTGTGGTGATTAATAACACCGCCAATGTTAGCGTTAGCATACCCATTGGTTGTTCCGCCCGAGACCAGTGCTGTGTATGCAGCGCTTTCAGAATCAGCTGGGAAAAGCCTAAAGTGTGTATTGAGGTTTGCGTTGGAAGCATCACCGCGAATGATTAGGTATCTGGAACCGCTAATTGTGAGTTGTTCAAAGTCCTCAAAGCCGTGGTCGGTAGAAGACTGAAACACCCTGTTGCTGGTTCCGCCAACTGTGGAAAGACTCAGAGAAAGAGTTGTTCCTGAATCCAAAGCCGGAATGTGCCGCACTACGTCGTTGGCTGTGGATCCGTTTCCGCCTTGCCCAATCCCGTTGTATCCAGCGAACCAAAGTTCGTTGTCGCTTTCATTACCGGGTTTACCAACTATAAGCCAGGTACCGTGACCATTAATAACGTGCTTTTTAATGTAGTAGGAAAAGTCATCAAATGTTTCTGACCCGCTTAAACCAAGCTGGGTTTTCCAAGCTGCGAGAGCGGACGAATTGTCAACTCCAAGACCACCGGCAAGAGTAGCGTTACGCTTGTAGTAGTGAAAGCGTTTGTTAACTTCTTCCTTGAATACTGGAGTGGATGAAACGGTAGTGGTGATTCCGGTTGTGCGTTCTGCATCAGTTACACCGAACACTGCCCAAAGACTTGATCCTGCGCTGTTAAGTCCAAAAACAAGTGGACCTGAGGTCAGGTAGGATGTTTCTCCGGTACTTCCAGTTCCAAGCGCGCCAAAGTGGTTATCACTTGATCCAATGAGCCAACCCCTTGTGTAAGGAACGTCGGATGTGGTTTCGTATTTGGTGAAACCCTGAAGTCTGTCACCGCTGACGTATGTATTACCAACGCCATCTTTTGTCTTGATAATAAGACCTGGTTCTTGCTCTTCGTTTGTGTAAGAAACTGTGTCCACCGTTACTGCGTTTGCGTCCCATTCTGTTTTTTGAGGAAGCATTGCAGGAAGGGGTGTTTCAACGCTGTTGTCGTTGTAGATCGAGCTGCCAGCCTGGAATGTGTAATAGTCTGTAAAGTCTGTTCCGGTTCCGCGATCACGTTGGCCGAGCTGACCCTCGTAGTTGCTTCCGGATCCATAGAGAATACCGTCTGTTTCATCAATAAAGAAATATTGGAATGCGGTTGTGAACGTGCGTGAAAAGACAGCCTCACGGTCTGTAACCGGAGATATGGCGTTAAACCAGCCAGATGGGAAGTTAGCACCGTTTGAGCCGCCACGTTCAAAAACGTTTTGGCCGGAGAAAACGCCTCTTCCATAGCGATCCACAAAAGTCATGGATTGGTTTGCAAACTCTGAATGACTTTGGTGTCCATCCATAAGCTCTGGAAAGGCGCTAACACTTCCTCTTTCACCAACTGCACGGTCAACGAATGCCTTTGTAGCTGCGTGGCCATCGGCGGTTGGATCAGCAACTGTAAGAGCTCCTGCTGAATCTCTTTTAGCAAGAGTGTCTGCGGTTGCAGCTGTGTCAACCTCTGCGGTAAGAGCTCCGCTTCCGTCGAATGAGAAAACCGTTGTGTCGATGTTTAGTCCGACCTTACCACCGGTAATATCAAAGGAACCTACCTCTGCGCCGGACGTGTTAAAAAGATTAATTCCAGAAGCTCCAGCAGATCCGGTTGTTGTGGTAACTGCGAATGCGGTGGAATCGTCACTCTTGTATTTAATAAGATAAACAATGTCATTACCACCGATAGGGTTTTCTGCGGGAGAACCGATCGCGTCGGGAAGTGTTGTGCTGCCGCTGGTAGAAGCGGTGTCGCCTTCAAGCAATTGAACAAGTTCTTTGTAAACAACGTCTTCTGGACTTGCGTTTTCGTCGTAAGAAAGAGTTTGTCCGTCGCATGGAAGCCAGCCAGGAGCTCCACTCCATGCTGTGTATTCAGCAGGACTTCCAGCGGTGTCCCAAGAATCGAGGATCCTTGTATCCACCGCGATCATCGTTCCTACGGGGATAAGATTAACTGGCAAAGTAAAGTTTGAGCTCTGAAGGATATCACGAACATCAGTAACGATGTCAGCAGCCAGTGCGCTTTCAGCAAGCCAATCAAGATTGCTTCCGCTTCCTGTCCATTTCAAAAGAGAAGGTGTAGCACCTGGAGAAGTTGCGGGTAGCTTCCAGTCATAGTTGTTGACTGTTATGGTTGGAGTGGAACCAGCAAGAGCCAATTTGTTTCCGTCCGCGATCTCGAATATACCGCCTGATCCAGCGTAATCGAACTGAAGTTTTTCTGGTGTTCCCGCGTTTTCGAACGCAAGTGTAACAGCGTTTGACGTGTCTAAAGACTTGAGAGCGATACCTCTTGCTCCTTCAAACTCAACTCCGTCGCCAAGTGTAGAATTACCGGATCGGATTGTGAGAGTCGGAGTGTTGATCACACCAACCGAACCGCCAAGTGTGTAGTTACCGGAGGTATTGAATCCTCCCGAAAATGCAGTGGATTGAGTAAATGTTTTTACCCCCGTTACCGTTTGGCTGGAGGACAGAGTCATTATACCCTGTGTGTTTGTAACAAAATCTGTGGCGTTAAGGCCGTCGATTATCGCATTACATTTATCCGCCCACTCCTTAAACGTGTCGGTGTTATCAATTCGTGTTAAAGTAAAGTCAAAGGCCATAGATTAATTTCCTGTGTAGTATCTATTTATCACTGTAGATCAGAGCTTCTAATTTAATAAGTCTTTCTTTTAAATCCTCAACCTCTTGTTTGAGAGCTTTAATTTCTTTGTTTCTTTTTTTACGAGCAAGGGCTGATTTGTAGCCGTCGTTATCCGTATTTAGGATAACACCCGTGTTTAGATTTTTTACCAAATGAGGATTGTTCTGGATTTGTCTTTTTGATTCGTCCATATTAAACCGTTGCAATTGCGCGAAGATCTTTAGCGAAAGGTGCATCGCCGTAGTATTCGCCTCGAAGAACAATCTTAATTATGAAAGAACTAAACTCTGTTGGATCGCTGTTAAGAGTGAAGCGAACCTCGCTGAATTCCGCTCTGTTTACATTGATTGGAATTGTGGTTGGGCTAGACGGACTAACTGTGTGCCAATCCGTGTCTGTTTCACTACTTGAAATAATGCTTCCGTTTGTATCCTTAAGTTGAGCGTATACTTCCAGCTCCGATGTGGAGGAAGGTCTGTTTACGTCGAGATAAACATCAATTTGGTCGCTGAGGTTATCCA